GCCATTCTTATTCTGGCTAAATATCAGTACCAAGTAGCATTTGTGGCAGATCAGGAAATTAATATGTTAGCATGTCTAACAGAAATTATGGTGGAGTGTACATTCAAATGACTAAATCAACATTTACAAAAGCAAAAGCACAGATGAAATCATCAAGTTATTATCTATTCTGGGGTATAGCAACTGTTGCAGTTGTTGCAGGACAAGTCTATGTCGGCACAGGATACAGATCAATGTCAAGATCGCTAGATGCATGGTTTGAGCAGACCATTAACATTATGATAAAGAAACGTATCATGCAAGAAGCACCTAGAAGACAGGAATATTACCGAGATGATATGGTAATTCGATGATTATAAGTGAGGCAGATAGTACATGGGCTGCTGATGAATTTATTAATTACTTTGGAAGATTTAAAACCATTGAAGATTATATTCGTTTTACAAAAGAAGCAGCAGTTAAAGAAAGAGGACAATCAATCTTCTCTCTGAAGGATGAATTTTTCAATGAAGATGTTCATCCAGAGGATATGGATTTTGATGTTAAGTTTGTTGGGGATAGATTTCAACAATCAGTTCCTCAAGCATATTATCATGAACTTTTAACAGCAACATCATCTGCAATTATTGAAAAAAATATTCCCGGAAGAGAATTGAGGTGGATGGTTTATGAAAAGAATAGTGGGAAGATAATTGGATTTATTAGATTTGGTTCTCCTACAATTAACTCTAAACCTAGAAATGAATGGTTAGGAAGAGCTCCTGATCTTTCTTTATTCAATCGTCATGCTGTTATGGGATTCGCAATTGTTCCATCACAACCTTTTGGATATAATTGTCTTGGTGGCAAATTGCTTGCGTTGATGTGTGTATCACATTTTGCAAGAGAACATCTCAATAAAGTATTTGAAAAAGATATCGGGTGGTTTGAAACTACTTCTCTTTATGGGTCAACAACATCAGCATCTCAATACGATGGATTAAAACCTTTTATTCGATTCAAAGGATTAACTGATAGTAAGTTTTTACCTTTACTTCATGATAAAGCATTTCATAAGTTACATAATAGATTTACTCTCATCAATGATAATACTCCTTTAACTCCAAACTATGCTTCATCTAAAAAGATGAAGAGGCAGACTAAGATGATTTCTTGGACAAGAAACTCTTTAAAAGAACATGGAAATGATGAGAAACTTAATCAGTTTAATACAGTAATTAGTAATGCATTCACTCTTACACAAAGAAAGAGATCTTATACTTCTGATTATGGATATGGTAATGTTCGTGAAGTTATGCTTGGTGAACAAGAGAAGTTAGTTCGTGGTCAAAATTGGGACAAGTTTTATCTAGACAATATTATTGCATGGTGGAAAAAGAAAGCTGGTAAAAGATATGAAAAGTTAAAGTCTGAGGGTAGGTTTAGAACCGAGGTCGAACTCTGGACAGAAGATGAGGACATACAGATTATAAGATGAATAAATTTTCTCCAAAACATTATCAACGTGGAAAGATTCAAGTTTGGGATTTCATAGCAGATCAAAACTTAGATTTTATTTTAGGAAACGTAGTCAAGTATGTGTGTCGTGCAGGCCACAAAAATCAAGAAGATGAACTTGATGACCTTATGAAGGCAAAAGCATACATCGATAAAAAAATAGAATTGTATCATGGCAGAACTTAAAGACTGGTTAAACTCTATCAACTTTACTAAAGATAATTTAGTAGAGGAAGATCCAAATGTGATTAAAGATTATCCTCCATACATTATTAATAGATGTATGTCTGGACATATTGATGCAATTATGTTTGCAAATGAAATGAATAAATATCCTAATTTAGATAAAGACCTCCAATATTCATTTTATCTAAATACACTTAGGAAAAAAAAGAGATTTTCTCCCTGGCTCCGTAAGGATAAAGTCACGGATCTTGAAATCGTCAAACAATACTATGGTTATAGCAATGAAAAGGCATCACAAGCTTTAAGAATATTAACCCCTGACCAAATTAATTTTATTAAACAACGACTTGATACTGGAGGAATGAAATGACTGCGACTGCTGAACCAACCGTGCATTGGACTCAAGATCAGATGCTAGAGGTTGTATTAAATGAACCAGATGATTTTTTGAAAGTTCGTGAGACACTTACTCGTATTGGAGTTGCGTCTAGGAAAGAGAAAAAACTCTATCAATCTTGCCATATTCTACATAAGCAAGGAAAGTATTTTATAGTTCACTTTAAAGAACTGTTTGCATTAGATGGTAAACACGCTAATCTCACAATCAATGATGTACAACGACGTAATCGCATTACTCGTTTACTGGCTGATTGGGGACTTATCTCGATAGTCAAAGAAGATTCATGTGTTGATATTGCACCTTTGAATCAGATTAAAGTTTTATCTTACAAAGATAAAGGAGATTGGATATTAGAGCAGAAATATAATATTGGTAAAAAAACTAAAACAACCGAAACACCTGAATCAGAATAATTGAAAAAATTTATATTCGATGTTGATGGTACGTTAACTCCAAGTCGTCAACAAATGGACTTTAAGTTCATGTGCTTTATGATCAAATTTTGTTGCACTTACGATGTATATTTGGTGACAGGTAGCAATCGTGAAAAGACTGTTGAACAAGTAGGTCTTGATGTTTACAATAGATCAATAAGAGTATACAACTGTTCTGGTGCAGATGTGTATGAGAAAGATGTTAATGTCTATAAATCTGATTGGAAGATATCAGATGAAGTAAAAAAGTTTTTACAAGATGAATTAGATTTTAGTCAGTTCCCTGTTCGTTGTGGTAATCATATTGAAACAAGACCGGGTGGTATTAATTTTAGTATCTTAGGTCGCGGAGAGGGTGTGAACTTACCAGATAGGGAAGAGTATGTTAAGTGGGATAGAAATACAGGAGAGAGAATATTGATTGCAGATAGATTAAAGAATCAATTTCCAGATCTTAATGTTCAGATAGGTGGTCAAACTGGCCTTGATATATCTGATAGTGATAAGAGTCAGATACTTAGAGATTTTAATCCAGAGGACGAGTTAGTTTTCTTTGGTGATATGATGAAAGAAGGACAAAATGATTATCCTTTAGCGCAAGCTATTGACAATTTGGGAGGAACGAATTATAGTGTAAATGGATGGCAAGAAACTTACAAAAAACTAAGGGACTTGACAACTAAATAAACATATGCCATAATTATGGTATGGGTAGCAGGCCGAGAGGATTACCCCTAATGAGAGTTAGAAAAACTGCAACGTTAAAGAAGTCACGTAGATCTTCACAACTCAAATAAACATGGTTCAATTTACAGGAACAGCAAGTAAACTTCAGTTTAATCCTAGACCAAATCGTTCAACAAGACGAAAGTGGGCTAAATTAAAATCTTTACCTGCAATAAGGGGATTAGCACCTAGAAAGGATGCCCCAATTACAAAAACTTTAAAAAATCTTTTTCAAGATTATTTTAAGAATTTTAACGCACCGCCAGATTTTCAAAGACCTAGATCTTGGAATAGTGATAACGAATATAATTTCTTCGTTTCATTACTTGAAAACACAGTAGAAGGAACAATTGTCCTAGTTGATATCTTAGAGGCTTTAGAGGCGGTTAAGAACATAGTTGGAAATACTTCAAAAGGTGTAAAAGACATGGATCGTCTTTATGCCACAATCACTCTCTTAGAGGAAAAAATTAAAGAGGGTTACGATTACATTGTTCTTGATGGAAACAATCGTTTATGTTTTTACATGGACTTATTCCACAACGAATATGCAATTCCAGAGGGAACTTACTATTATGTTCCTAACAATGGATTTGATTTCAGAACTTTCATAGTTTCTCGAAAGGCAAACAAATTCAAAGATTTGATGCCAGATGTGCAAAAAGCATTATGGAACCGTCTACAGACAGTCAGTGTTTACACACAAGTTGACTGGGATAGAATGTGTGAAATCTTCCTCAATGTTAATGACGGAGTTGATGTTGAACGTCAAGAAAAGAGAAATGCATTTGGTTGGTCTGATTGGGCAGCATTTATCCGCACACTTAGATCAGAGAATCTAGATCTCTTAAAAATGATTCATAAGGATCCTATCAAAGCATACACTGGTGATCAAACTATCGCACAATGTATTGATTTTGCTCGTCAAGCAATTGAAGAAACTGAAACTCTTCAAAAGTTTGAAAATGAAATTGATGCTGATGAAGATGGAAGAGGAACACCTTATCAAGCAAAAGTTAAAGTAGGAGCATCAAATCAGGGAACATTAGATACTTTGTATTGCACTGTTCTAGAGGATGAGGATAAAGATTATTTTCAAGCACAATTTTTAAACTTATCTCACTACGTTTCAACATTATGTGATGAGGCTTTAAATGAGAAAGAGAAAGAGCACTACAAATCAAAGGCATTTATCATGAATTTATTTTTTATGATGTGTAATGGATTAGATACTTACGAAGAAGTAAGCATTGCTGCAAATCTCCACAGAGAACGTGTGAAAGATACATCTCAAACTTTCGCTGCAGATAAAAAAACATTCTGGAATGCTTGCTCTGGAACATCTAAACCGTGTTTTGAGTATCGTTATATTGTTCTCACTGAGATTATTTCAAAAGTGCATGATCAATTAGGTTACTCTAAAGAACTTGAAGAGACATTTTCAGTTTAGTGAAAACCCGAACATCAATTGAGGAGTTTTAAAACTCCTCTTTTTTTATGTTATAATATATTCATATCAGAAAA